GTGTTCTCTTTATCCCAAAGGACTCGGCCGCCACGCAGCGTGTTCGGCGCGAATCCGACAAAATTGGTCATGACCACCCGAGAATTGAAACGATTGTTAAGGAGGCTGCTGGTAGTTATGGGCCGGAGGTTGCAGAGTGGGCTGAACGGATTCTCGGTGTGGAGCTCATGCCGTGGCAAAGGCATGTACTCGATGGTCAGTTGGCCGTGGATGCCCAGGGGCAGTTCATTAACCACGTTTCACTTGTCAGCGTCGCCAGACAGAACGGAAAAACCGTTGCCCTCAAGGCGCTGCTTGGATGGTGGCTCACGCAGTACGCCACGCAGGTCGGGCCGCAAACAATCCTGACAACAGCCCACCGGCTAGACCTGGCTACGTCGCTGTTCCAGGACATGGCACCCATCCTGGAAGCCAAGTTCGGTGTCAAAGCCGTTTGGGCATATGGCCGCAACAGCATCAAGGTTGGCGACTCCAAATGGCATGTCAAAGCAGCTAGGCCATCTAGCGGTCACGGTATGAGCGTTGACCTCATCATTGCTGACGAAGTGTTTGGCATTGATTCGGAGACCCTTGACATTGGTTTGCTGCCTACGCAACGTGCCAGACCGAACCCATTGTGCTCGATGTGGAGCACTGCCGGTACTGAGGACAGCATTGCAATGCTGCGTTGGCGCGAGCAGGGCATACGTGCCATCGATTCAGGTGAAGCCACGAACTCTGTGTATCTAGCTGAATACAGCCCACCACCCGAGCTCGACCCAATGAGTGAAGCGGCCTGGGAGTACGCCAACCCTGCATTGGGCTACACATTGGACATGCGCACCATTCGCGCCGAATCCAAAGGTCCAAATAGGGCTGGTTTCTTGCGTTCTAGCGTGAACCTATGGGTGCAATCCGAATTGTCGTGGCTGCCGCCTGGTCGGTGGGAATCTTGTCGTACCGACTTGCCACCATTGCCTGGCGGCGTGCTCGCCGTGGAAGTTTCGCTCGACGATGGCCGGTACGTGGCTGTACGTGTCAACGTGAATACTGCTGGGATGCTGACTGCGACTGTCGCATTCATGTGCGAAACCGTGACACAACTATGGGATAACATACGAGCTCAGTTGGCCTCCAACTCAGGCTTGCAAGTTGCTATCACGCCGACACTGGACACCAACTGCCCCTCCGAATTGCAACGTCGCAGGGTGCTGGTCGGGTACCAGGAAATCGGCCGCTACACATCGCTAGTCAAAAACCTCATCAATGAAGGCCGTGTAAAACACACTGGTGAAACCATGCTGGCCGAGCATGTCGGTAGAGCTGTGGCCGTCAAGACTCCAGGAGCTATCGCGTTGTCATCACAGAAATCATCGGGGCCGATTGAATTGGCGCGTTGCTTGGTGTGGGCTGTTGGCATGATGAGCAGACCGCGGCCGGTCGTCAATCGACCTGTCATTGCATCGAGCGCCTAGACTCAACTGCACAATGGCTGGATTCTCTCTCAAGCGCGCTGTCGCTAACAACACCAAAGCTGAAGTAGGCGCGGCTGGCGCTGCAGGCAACCCACTTGTCGGCAACTTCATGACCTACACCACCGACTTCAATAGGTCGGCCGCCATCCAAATACCCACCATCAGCCGGGCACGCGATTTGATTTGCTCAATGGTTGGCTGCCTGGAAATCCACCAGTACGCCAAGCAATGGGTCAATGACGACTACGAGAAACTAGAACTGCCTGACGACACTTGGTTCCATCAGCCAGACCCGAACGTCACACGCAACTTCATCATGTCATGGACCACCGATGACCTCTTGTTTTACGGCAGGGCATTCTGGATAGTGACCTCACGCTTTGGCAATGGCTTCCCAGCGACGTTCACGTGGATTCCAGCAGACAACGTGCAGACACGTGACCAAGCTGGCCCACAATGGTTCGGCCCCAGCAAAGAGGTGTACTTCAACGGCTACAAACTCGACCCCAATGACGTTGTGCAATTCCTCAGCCCAATCCAAGGCTTGCTCACCATGGGCGCCCGGTCAATCCGCACCAACATCAACTTGGACACCAGCGCCGAACGCTTTGCCAAAAATCAAACGCCAGCCGGTGTGCTAAAGCAGACCGAAGGCGAGCCATTGAGCGCCGAGGAACTAAGCGAACTGGCTGCCGGATTTGCAGCTGCACGAAACAACAACGCCATCGCTGCATTGAACCAATACGTGGAATGGAAAGAGTCCTACATGGACCCAAGCAAGCTGCAGTTAACGGAGGCACGCACATACCAGTCGCTTGAAATGGCGCGCATCGCCAACATTCCTCCATACCTAGTCGGTGCACCAACTGGTTCAGGCATGACATATCAAAACGCACAGCAAGCACGCCAAGACCTGTTCTTGTTTGGTGCCAAACCATTCGTGGATTGCATCGAGCAAACGCTAAGCATGAATAACATCACGCCACGCGGTCGATACATTTACCTTGACGTTGAGAGCTACCTGGAGGAAGCCAACATGTCTCCCGAGCAGGACAACGCTGCACCTGCTCGGGGGCTACCCTCTAATAACGAAAGCGAGGCATCATGATTCGCCTACAAGCAGAGAACACGTTTGTCCTAGCCCAAGAAGGCGAGTCACCACGCTCCATTAGCGGCGTGGCCGTGCCCTGGAATACTGAAGCCACCGTCAGCGACGGCACCCGAGTCAGGTTTGAGCGTGGAGCCCTACCAGTTACCGGCAAGAAGCCCAAGCTGCTGAAATACCACGATTCTGAGCAGCCAGTAGGTGTCGTAACTGGCCGCCTAGATAGCGAGGAAGGCATGTTGTTTACGGCCCGAATCAGCGCCACCAGCGAGGGCAACGACATGCTTGAGCTCATCAAGGATGAGGCTGTTGATTCGGTATCGGTTGGTGTGGATGTCATTGACGCAACCTACGACGACAACGGCACCATGGTCATCAAGAAGGCCAGTTGGGTCGAGCTCAGTTTGGTCACCGCGCCTGCATTCAAGGGCGCTATGATTACAGAGGTTGCAGCGACCGAACCACAAGAGGAGACAAAACCAATGTCCGAAGTCAAGGTCGAAGCACCCGTAGAAGTTCCTGCACCAGCACCGCAAATGCTGTTTGCCGCACCTAAGAAAGAGTTCAAGCTGCCATCAGCTGCTGAGTACTTGAGCAAGTTGCTGCGCGGCGGCTCAGAGGCACAAGAGTTCATCGCCAACATCAAGGCTGCCGCGCCCGATGTGGTCACCACCGACACGCCCGGCATCCTGCCCGAGCCAATCCTCGGCCCGGTGTACAACAACTTCCGTGGCTTGCGCCCGATTGTTGACGCTTTCGGTGTCAAGGCAATGCCCGGTGGTGGCAAAGTGTTCCGTCGCCCGAAGGTGACAACCCACACCACGATTGGCCCATCGAACGGTGAAAACGTCGCGCTTGATGCTGGCACGTTCGTTGTGCAGAACAACAACGTCACCAAAGGTGTGTACGGCGGCTACGTCAAGCTGTCCGAGGAGGACATGGATTGGACCGAGCCCGAAGTGCTTGGCCTCTTGGTGGATGACATGGCGCGTATCTACGCTGACGAAACCGACCAGGTTGCCTCAGCGGCCCTGCAGGCTGGCATCACGCAGTCCGGCTCGGCACTCACGCAGACCGACCCGGCATCGTGGATTGGCTTTGTGTACGACGCGGCCAGCACCATCCTCACCAATAGCAACGGCAACCTGCCAACCCACCTGCTCGTAGGTTCGAGCGCGTTTGCCAACCTCGGCAAACTGGTTGACACGGCAGACCGCCCACTGTTCCCGGCAATTGGCCCGATGAATGCCTTTGGCAATGCCTCACCAGCATCCATGGCACTCAACGCTTTCGGTCTCACGGTCATCGTTGACCGCCATTGGGCAGCAGCACCAACCGTGCTCAACCCAGACGGCTTTGAGATTTACGAACAGCAGAAGGGCGCAATCCAAGTCGAAGCTGCTGACGGCTCACTGTCGCGCATCATCAAGTTCCGTGGCTACTTCGCCACCTTGATGATTGACGCCACAAAGTTCGTCGCCGCAAGCTGATAGTTCACTCCCTCCAGGTGACACTGAACGGTGGCAACTTACTCGGTAACCCATAAACAGGTTGTCAGCAATGTTGCCATCGTTCAGCTGCTTGAGCCTCATGACTTCGAGGTCGGCCAGTCAATAACCATCAGCGGCATTGGCGCGCCGTGGAATGGCACGCACAAGATTTTGGCGTTGCCGGAGTACTACTTCATTGGCGTATCGCAGCAAGGCGATTACCAATACGACACTGACACCATCATCACCAATCAAGTGCAGTTTGCGCTTACCACGGACAATGTTGACCGCGCAGCAGCCTCCGGTACTGTCAGCTACACCATCACTTGCAGCTGGGTAACGCTGGCACAACTTGAGTCATACCTGGGCATCACATTTACCAACCCAAGCGATGACTATGACCGCGCCAACTTTGCAGTCAACGCAGCCAACCAATTTGCATACCGTCGCCGTCAAGAGTCCGGCTACTTCGACTCAGCCACCACCAGCCCAGGCGCAGATATTACGCTCGGCACGCTGGTCTATGCGGCCACGTTGTACCGCGAGGCTGGCAGCATTGACCAATTCGCATCATTCGACCCGATGGCTACAGGCGCCCAAGTAGGCGGTTCATTCGGTCAAATCTTGCGCCTGCTCGGCGTCAACCGGCCACAGGTGGCGTAATGGGGCTGCTAAAAGACGGCTACGACGACCTCGTAACCAAACTAGAAACCATCACTGGCTTGCGTGTGGTGGATGACCCACGCAATATCAACCCACCATGCGTTTTGGTGCAGCCGCCATCAATCACAATGCACAGCAACGTCGTTGCAGAACTGTCGTTCCAGTTGACGTTGATTGGCTTTGGCCCTGGTCAATACAACGCCATGGCACAACTGTTGGATTTGGCTGACCTGATTAGAGCTGAGCAAATAGGTCTCATCTCAGGTGTACCGGCCTTGCAGCAAATCGCTGGCCAGGACTACCCTGCTTATCAGCTCACCATAAACACAAAAGTGGCGCCATAGGCTGACTACACTGTTACCGGGTCAGCAGCGGCCCCTACTTAAAGGAGCACTGCACCATGACCACGACCTATCTGGCAAACCCCACCATCTCCGTTGACGCTGTTTCTTTGACCGACCAGTGCAAGAGCGTCGTTGTGACCGAAGTTGGCGAATCGCTTGAGAGCACAGCATTTGGCTCGACGGCACGCACCTACGTCAAGGGTCTGGAGAACAACCAGGTCGTTGCCACGTTCCTCATGGCCTACGGCGTAGGCGAAACCTATGACACGCTTGAAGGTGTCGTGGGCACGCAGACCACCGTGGTCGTTGCCGCAGGCGGCAAGACCTTTACCGTGGCCAACACGTACCTTGAGTCGCTTGACTTGGTGAATGCCAACTTGGGCGAACTCAGCGAAGTTCAGGCCACGTTCACTGGTGGCACCATCACCAAGAGCTAACAATTAACTGCAGAAAGGCAGCGCATGAAACTGCATATCAAAGCGACGCACGATGGCGTGTCGCGTCAAGTAGAAACCAACCTCGCAATCATTGTTGCGTGGGAGCGCAAGTACAAGAAACGTGCAGGCGACCTGGCAGGCGGCTTTGCGGTCGAGGACTTGGCGTTTATGGCATGGTCGGCCGGGTACAAGAAAGAGCACCCAGATTTCGACAAGTGGCTGGAGCAACTGGAGGACTTGGAGGTCATCGACAGCCGCGAATCACACCCTACGGAATAGGCGCGTATCGGCGCCTGCTCAGTGAGCTGTTGCTGGCCACTGGGTACTGGCCAAGCAACGTGGAGTTTGATACCGAGGATTTGGCTACCGTGTTCCACCTCGCAGAGAAACGGAACCGCAAACGATGACCATACAAGCTGACATCAAAGTCATTGGCATCAAACAGGCGCTTAAAGACCTGAACAAAATTAATCCAAAACTGCGTCGTCAAATCACCAAGGACTACGCCAAGATTGTCAAGCCCGTCACTGATGCAGCTGTCCAAGCTGTGCCGGACATTGCACCCATCTCGGGCTGGGAGTCAGGCTGGACATTTGCGTCAGGCCACAACGTAGTACCGGCAGCAGGTTGGAACGGCATCAAAGCCCAACGTTTAATCAAACCCAAAATCTCAACTAGGCGCGTCAAAACATTTCGAGGCAACCTTGAAAACCTTGGCACGTTTCGTGTTGTGTGGACTGGTATGGCCAACACGGTGTACGACATTGCCGGTCGTAAATCTCGCGGCAGTGTGCGTCAACGAAGCCGCGTTGGTTCGCATGGCCGCAAGGTTGGCACTGTCGGCGGCCCCACGATGATTGCTGTGTTGCGTGGCCGGTACGGTGCCGCGTCACGAACCATTTGGGATTCGTATGAAAAAAACAAAGACAAAGTGTCTGACGAAATGCAGGATTTGGTTGACAATCTGCTTAAGGGCACGTTCAAGTAAAATCACTGTATGGCTGTATCCCTTAGCATCGTTTCGGAGTTTGCTGGCAAAGGTGTAGCCACTGCAATTCAGCAATTTAAGCAGCTCGATGGCAGCACGCAAAAAGCCGCATTCGCATTCAAGAAGCTGTTGATTCCAGGTGCCATTGCAGCTACTGGCGCAATCGTGGCATTCACCAAAGGCGTCATGCCGGCCATTAATGCGGCCAGCGACCTTGAAGAATCGATGTCTAAAAACAACGTCATCTTTGGTGACGCTGCCGGTTCAGTCAGCAGGTTTGCTGACGAAGCAGCCAGGGCACTTGGCCAATCCAAGACTCAGGCACTGGCGGCCGCATCGACGTTTGGCACCATGGGCAAAGCCGCAGGCTTGGCTGGACAAGAGCTGGCGACGTTCAGCACCGAGTTCACAACGCTGGCATCAGACCTTGCTTCGTTCAATAACACGACGCCAGAGGATGCCATCATGGCGATTGGCGCTGCGTTGCGTGGTGAGGCCGAACCAATGCGCCGATATGGCGTACTGCTCAACGATGCAACCCTTAAGCAGGCTGCAATGGAATTGGGCATTTACAAAGGCACTGGTGCTTTGACAGCGCAACAAAAAGTGTTAGCAGCGCAGCGCGTTATCTATCAGCAAACGACCGATGCCCAAGGTGACTTCGCCAGAACTTCTGATGGCCTAGCCAACCAGCAACGAATCTTGGCCGCACAAATCGACAACCTGCAAGCCAAAATCGGAACACTGTTGCTGCCGGTATTTAAGGATGTCGTTAAGTTCATCAATGACAAAATCTTGCCAGCCATGGATGTGTTCGTTGACCAACTCGGTGAGAAAGGTTTGCGTGGCGCCATCATCAGTTTGGCCGCAGCTTTCCAAATTGCAGGCATTGACATATTGAAAGTTATTGAACAAATAACTGTCGGTTTCTTGGAGCTAGCACGAAAAATAGTTGACCTAGCAAAACCGCTGTTTGTCCTCATCGATTTGTTTAGAACCGTAGTTGCACTTGGCGATGAAATTAACAGCACCGTCAAAATACTTGACGATGCGTTGGCAGATACCACTGACACGTTTGCCAGACTGCGCACCGAAATCAATGCGACTGCATACCAAATGGCCATCTTTGCTCAGGCCACCACAAACACCAATTCCACCATTGTTGACGCTGAAGCCAGGATGGATGGTTGGGGCAAGGCAATTAAGAAAGTTGTGCCAGCTGCAGACGAAGCAGAAAAGAAAACTGGCGGCCTTGGCAAAACCGTTGACGCTGCTGCGGAGAAGGCCAAGAAAATGGCCGACCGTGTTAAAGAGCTCACTTCGGCGCTTGAAAAGGAAATGGCCGAGGCTCTTGAAGGTGCCGAGGACAACCTCAAACTGGCTCAAAATGCGTTTGACAGTTTTAGTGATTCGGTGTCGGGTGTCATTAACGATGCTATTGATTTTGCTGGAGCGTTAGAAAAGTCCGGCGAGGAAGGCGGCAAATCGTTCTTTGATGAGCTGCAAGACCAAGCTGACCGCGCCAAGGAGTTTGGCACGCTGGTCGAGAAGCTGCTAGCTGCTGGGCTGAGCAAGGATGCTCTTGACCAGGTGCTGGCTGCCGGTGTGGAGTCAGGTAGCGCTATTGCCCAGGAGCTGCTTACGAGCTCGGAGAACGTGCTGAGGGCTAACAAACTGGTGGAAGAAACGCAGGCCATTGCTGCACGTATTGGTGAGGCTGCGGCCTCCAAGTTTTATCAGGCTGGCGTGGATAACGGCAAGGCGTATTTGCGTGGCGTGGAGGAAGCCATTGCAGCTGCTAATGCTCGAATTGCTGGCGCTAAACGCCCGGCCGATATCAAAGGCGCAGGCGCAGTGTTCGGAGCGACAGTTGGGCCACTTGGCACCAACGCTGGCGTGGTAAACAATTACAACATCACCACGCAGAGCATTGACCCAATGGCATCAGCCAAAGCGGTCAACGACGCACTCATTCAGGCCAACCGTATCTACGGCCCACTTGACATCCAGATTGCGTTCTAATGGCTTCCACCGTCGTTCAATCAGGTGATTACCTGCTGGAGCTCGATACCGGCTTCCAGGTAGATGCGTTTACGCTCAATGACAGCCTCAAAGGCGTATTGGACAACACCAGTTACGTGCTAGACGGCACTACGCAATTCGCAGATATCACCCAATACGCAACCTCGGTGACGTATCAGCGTGGCCGCAAAATGATTGACGACCAATTTGGTGCAGGCACCATGAGCTTTCTCATGCGCGACGAAACAGGAATCCTGGGTCCATACGACACCACCAGCCCCTATTACGACCCAGCAAACAATAAGCCGGGCCTAGCACCAATGCGTGCTGTCAGATTGTCACGCGACGGCCAATACCTATTCGTAGGCGTCGTCGCCAATTACGACTATCAGTTTCAGTTGGCTGGCCCCAATATTGTCAGCGTGTTTTGCATGGATGACTTTTACAAACTGAGCCAGACCACGATTGATGCCACAAGCGTATCCCCAGAAACCTCCGGCGAACGAATCGCCACCATCCTTGCGTTGCCTGAAGTGGACTACACAGGTACCACCGACCTCGACACTGGCACAGTCAACCTCGGCCACTCCAGCCAATACTCCATCCCAGCAGGCACCAACGTGCTTGGCTACCTGCAACAAATCAACCTGGCCGAGCAAGGCCGCCTATTCTGCGCCAACGACGGCACCATCGTGTTCCAAAACCGCATTGGCGCCACCTTGGCCAACCCGGTCATCACGTTCAGCGATGACGGCACCGAAGCCAAATATGATAATGTGCGCGTCGCATTTGACAGCGACGGAGTAGTAAACCGTGCCTACGTGGAAGCCCTAAACGGCAACAATGCCACCGACGATGACCCGGCCAGCATTGCCGAATACTTTACGCAAACCCAATCCATCACTGGCAGCCTGCTCCACGAACAGGCCAGCATCGATGCCTTAGCCACCTACCTGCTCGAGCCAGACCCGGCACCCAAATACACCAACGTCAGCACCAACTTTGCTTTGTTGACCAATGCCCAACGGACAGCTGCCGCCTCCGTGGATATTGGGGATGTCATCACCATTAGCAAAATGATTCCAGGCGTGGGCACAGACCTATCATCGACTCTGGCCGTGGAAGGTATTGATGGCGTGATTGATTTCGCCAGGGGCCACAGAATCACCTATTACACCAGCGTCACCACCATTGTGTACAACCTGATTTTGGATGATGCAACGTACGGCGTAATAGATAGCACGAATGTATTAGGATGAGGTAACCATGCCAACGAAACAAACCTTTACAAGTGGCCAGGTATTGACGGCAGCACAACTCAATACTCTCCAGGATTACATCGGTGTCGTGCAAGTAAAAACTGCAACCAAAACCGACACGTTCTCAATGAACAGTACAACCTTTGCAGACATTACGGGCATTAGCGTTTCAATTACCCCAACCAGCGCCTCTAATAAGATTCTGGTTCTTGCCACAATCAATGCAGCCGACCCAGCAGACGGCACGCAAAGTTTCATTCGTTTGATGCGTGACAGCACGGCAATCGGCATTGGTGATACTGCCAGCAATCGCATTAGGTCAACAGCTGCTGGTCGGTCGCCAAGCAGCACTGCAATCGTTTCGCTAGGTGTCAATTTTATTGACAGCCCGGCAACAACCAGTGCCACAACGTACAAGATACAAATACGAAGCAGTGGCGGTAATACGGTGTACGTCAATCGCGGCAATGATGATGGCGATTTGACAACAATCCCAAGAACAATTTCCACAATCACAGTTTTTGAGGTAACACCATGACCGATTACGCAGCAGTCCTGACCGCAAACTACGCAGGCTCGCAATGGACAATTAACGACAATGACTATTCAACGCTGCAATGGTTGAGTGATTCGGCAAAGCCCACACAAGCAGAACTTGACGCACAGTGGCCACAGGTCGAGTACGACAATGAATATGCGGCTGTGGAAGCTGCGCGACGTGTCGCCTATGAGAAGCAATCAGACGGCTTGTTCTTTGAGTGGCAACGCGGTGACGGTACCGAGGTTGCTTGGCGTGAAGCAGTAGCAGCAGTCAAAACCGCCCATCCATACCCACCGGCACCGTAAGGTTGACGCATGAAATGGGCACCAATGCTCGAAGATTGGTTGAAGGCTTTCGTCGCTGGAAGCGTCGCCGTGCTTATCACAAGCGATTACAACGTGCAAGGCGCGTTAAAAGCAGGGCTCGCAGCAGTGTTGCCAATGATTTACGCCTGGGCAAACACTAAAGACACGCGGTACGGCCGCAAGTGAACAGGCCAGTCAAGCCGGTACGACTTCCGGCTGATTTAGCAAACGTCAAACCTGGTGAAGTACCGGCATACCTGCTGCGTTCAATCAGGCCGTACGGCCGCCTGCATTGGCTAGCAGCCCAGGCATATGAAGCAATGCGTAAAACTGCGCATGCTGACGGCATCAGGCCGTTCAAGCCCAGCAGCGTTGGCGACACATACCGTGACCTGGCCACCCAAGAGCGCGGCTTCTTGGCTCGATACAGCCGGGCACCCATTCAGGGCAGCAAATCAATCAGAATGTACAAAGGGCAAAAGTATTACCTGAAGCCAGGGCTGGCCCCAATGGCCGTGCCTGGTACTTCTACGCACAATCTGGGCTTGGCTGTGGACATATTCGAGGCCTCTGGCAAGCGCTTGGAGTGGATGGAAGCCAACTGCCTCAGCTTCGGATTCTGCTGGGAGTTCACCTCCGGGGCAGAACCGTGGCATATTCGCTATTTCAAGGCAGAATCAATACCAGCCAGAGTGCAGCAATGGCTGGACACTCATGCCAACAGAAATCACAGTCGCCCTCATCAGTGCAGTTGCCATCGTGTCGGCGGCTGTCCTGCCTGCAATCCTGATTGAACGTGCACGCAAAGAAAATGCGAATGACCACGCATACGTGCGCCGGTTATTGACTAGGGTAGA